TCCTAGTTTCCAAACGGCAGAACTGCTCGTTCCACCGTGTGCGAGTCTGTCCTCTGTGACCCGACACAATCCCAAAAACGGTTGATTCCGAATCCTTTCTTGCGATGTCTTTTAGGTATCGCTGAGGAATGGTTTCTAGCAGGTGCCGTGAAGCATTCCAAAATCCTTTAAGATAAAGGTTATTGGCGCACTCCACGGTAGAAACCAAGGAATCCGGCTGACGAGGTTGAAAAGTAGTGAGGACATTAGCGGGCGTAACATTTTGCCCGATAAATGCGTCCATCCCACAGGACTCTCTAAAGTACCCTTTTGAAAAGGACTTAGAGATGTTCACTTTGAGTTGGAGCACTTCTAATATCTCACAAATCTCGTCGAATACGTACGTAGGGACTATCATATCGTCCCCATATACGCGGACATACTTAGCCGCATCAGACATCTTGGTTCCTGGATACTGCCATAGGATAACACCTATGCAGACCATAGAATACACGATAGTCTGAATTGGAAAAGTAAAGGCTGCGCCTTGTGCGGCGAATTTCTTCATCCGCACCACCGAACCGTCCGGAAATTGAACATCCGGAGTCCGAGCAGCATTGAGAACCTCCATGAAGGAATAATTCCTTCTGAAGGCACACTCAACAACTGCACAAGACAAGCGGTCCGATGCTGATGACAGGTCAATAGTCGAAGACAACCCGTTATCAGAGGCATCAAGAGCCATCTCTCTAGAAGGTTCCTGAGACCTAAAATCGATGCAATGTCTTAAGAGCGAATGCTTTACGTTCTCACGTAGAACATTCATAATGCCCTGTTGGACAAATTGCGACGATATTGGCTCCGAGGCTATTAACCTCGGTCCTTTAAAGTCTTTCGGAACACCGATTAACTTGCATGGAACTGAGTGGCGCGCCTCTGGCGTACCATCCCATATCTGGTGTGATACCAGACCATACTTGTCGATCGGAAAGATGGACTCTAACCGAAACGGCCAGGTTGGGAACTCATATTTTGAGTTCTTGAACTGTTCCGAGACGGCGCCTGGTCCGTGCTTTGGTACGAACCATTCTGGCTTGAACTTGAACCTTCCGGCAAGCCGGTCGGAGACTCTTTGGATGGAGTCGAGGATTCCAAGAATCCTTTGTCTATCTTCAAGAGAATAGTTTTTCGCCAGGCCATCTCCGTCATCGAAGTGCCTGTGACCCAAATCAACAAAAGTGGGATAACCACTAATGATGTTAAGGTCATCAGAGCCCCAAGACAGACGAGGATGATGGAGCTGCTTCTCGATGGATGCGAACTCAAGGTATTTCTCCTTGACAGCATCTACCGGGGCGTCGATTCGAAATTTCTTCGCAAACTTTAAAATTTGGCGAAGACAGCGAACCGGCTCAGCTCCAAATTCGTACCGGACACAACCGACTTCTGTAAAGATCTTTGAGAAAAGAGCCTTCAGAATGGTGCATTTATCCTTTCTCACGAA